TTGTTCCTGACTTTTCTACTTTGGTAGCATCTGTCCGGGCGTGTGTACTCTGGCTGTGATCGTATGCGACCTTTCCGCGATCACCACGGTATGCAGTCGAAGCTGTTTCACCAAGGGCGATTGTGTCTGAGATAACCACATACGCAGTACCAGACCAGCGATATGTCTTATTCGTCGGAAGATCCACATAGATCTTTCCGGTCTCACCTGTGATCTCTGTGGTATGCGTATCCTCCTTGTAAAACTTGCTGCTGTAGTAATACCCTTCCAGCACGTCATCCACAAAAGAGGGCAACTGCGCAGCCGGAACCTTACCTGTGCTATCCAGCTCTGCAAGGCCGTTTGCGGCTCCTTTTAAGGATGTGTTAAGCTTTAAATTTAAAGCAGCCTGCTGTGCTGTGGATACAGGTTTATTTGCATCTGACGTGTTATCTACATTCCCCAGTCCGATTTGAGATTTTGTAACACCATGTGGATTTGACTTATTTGCAATATGCGCAATCAGGTCCGTGACGGCCTTCGATATCTTGCCCAGCGCCACAGACAGCTTCTCACCGGACACCAGCTTTGCAAGCGTAGATGCCTCTGTATAAGTTGGAGTCTGGTCATTTGTGGCAACATTTGGTACGTTGCCGAGTCCAACATCTGACTTTGTGGTGCCATGCGGATTTGTACCGCTGCCGGGATGAACATATTTGTTTGCTCCTTCAGCAATACCATCCAGTTTCTTTTTATCCGCGGCGGATTCCAAACCCGCGGCAGACTGTGTCGCAACCGGTATCGGGTCGGTTCCACCGGTCATATGCTCTGAAGCGTGTATCGGGTATGGCTCCACATTAATCAGCTCGATGTATTCCGCAAGGACAGTATCGCCTGCAGTCACTCCGGTTTTGAGTGTAAATACTGTCTGTGACGTCTCTGTCACAATCTCATTGCTGACTTTTGCCCCATTTAAAAAGACAGCCAGCGCACCGATTCCCGGTCGATATTTTCCGCCGGTCAAAGTAAAGGCTGTCTGTCCTGCTGTAGCTGTAAATCTCTGCTGTTTTACGATATAGCTCGTGGGGTTATCATTTGCGCTGAGTACACCATCTGTTGTGATACTCAGGTTTGTCCCTACTTTAATTCCACCCAGCACTGTAGCGCTTGCAACAGGAGGTGTAAAAGTAGACGGCTTCCCGCTTACACCCGACCACGGAACACTATCGGCAGTGGCAGCACTTTTGGCTTTAGCATTAATTCCAAGGTACACACTGTCATGGTTATGTGCTGCCGGTGGGAATGTAGATGGTTTTCCAGTCACATTTCCCCATGTGATCGTATCCTGCCCGCCAACCTGTAGCCAGGTATTTGCGGCATTGTCCAACCAAATCTTTTTTGTGTCCGTGGCAATATACAGTGCTTTACTCCCTGATGCAGTACCTTTATCTGCATCCAGACCCACAGTTATCTTTGTAGGCGTGAACCCCAGCTTTTCCACAATCTTAGCCTTTGTCAGCTCGTTAAGGATTGTTGCTGCCGATTTGTTTTCGACGTTTCCAAGTCCCAGATCCGTTTTAGTAGTACCATGTGGATTTGTGCCACTACCCGGATGAGCATAAACCTGTGTCTCAGATCCGTTGATTTTTATATTTCCGTTTGTTGTAGATTTTTCTACTTTTGTCGCCCCTGCTGTGATTCCATCCAGCTTTGATTTAAGAGCTGAAGTAAATGTCTCGCCAGTGTAGGTGTATATGATATTTTTCCAGGCGCCGTTTACATACACATAGACCACATGGTCTGTTGTGTTACAGTATATCTGACCCTCTACAGGGCTGTCTGGCGCAGTAGCAAGATTCTGTATTCTCGCATTCTGCAGCTCATTCTTACCAAAATTCAAATTAGTTAATAAATCCATTTTTCCTCCTAATTGAGATACGCTTTTCCTGCAAAACCGGCGGTAAATGTTGCTGTGAGGTTGTTACGGTCAATATAACGGATATCACCTACGACAACGGAGCCAGCGCTGTCTACCACCGTAACACTGGGATACTTATTAAGATTGTGCGCAATCTGCCACACGGCTTGAGCTGATATCTGTGTATGTGTGTATGTGACGCTCATGCCGTCTTTGCCGTCCTGCCCATCTTTACCGGCAGGTCCCTGCAGATCCGTATATTTATAGGCTCCTTCATCTTCTCTCTTTACACCCAGTTTTGTACCATCCCAGCGGTACTGTATACTATACCCCTGCGGCCCCTGCTTTCCTTCAGGACCAGGTATACTCTCGTTTTTCGCAGTGTCTCCGCTGACGGCATTAACTTTCTCTATGATGGATTTCGTAGCGGTACCGAAGGTTGGCTCAACTACATATCCATCTGAATCAAGTGTCTCCATGACTTCTGTAATCCGCTCATGCAGTAAAAGGGACCACTCTGCATCCTTCGTTGTGACCACATCTCCCAGATTCCATTTTTTCTGATAGAGCGCGGCATCTGCCTCGCAGGTGTAAGAGGAAATCTTCTCACATTCTGCCAACTTAACCCTGCCCCTGTCCGGTAAATTTGCTTCATCTTCCACATCCCGGGCATCAACAAACAGCTCGTACCGGTCAAGACCGGTTTTCTCATTTCCGATAATTTTGATTACCCGGTTTACTCCATCCCCCTGACCTCCAGTGTAGGCACAGTTTTTGTATTCACTGCTGTCCCGGATATACTCACGATTTTCAATATTGTCATAATTAACATTAAAAATCATAGGCGGACGAACAGTCTGATTCACTGTCCGGTCCACACCTTCCAAGACTTCAAACACGAACTGCTTGTTCTGTGGATCCAGCGACACACAGACCCCCAATCCAGAAGCACTGCACAGCTCCTCCAGACAGTCTGTAAGTACATCATACCTTGTTTGGTATGTCAGCCGGTCACCTCTTCCAGCGCTTTGTTTTACCACAAGTTTAGGGATTTTTCTTTTGCTGTCTGCTGGAGCAACCGCATTCGTATTTACGAGGGCGGTCATGATATCTTCTGCCGCGGCCTTGTTAAATTCATGATGCGCTTTCCCCTTTGGCGGGACTGTTATCCTCTGCGTGAGCATATGGAGCAACGAGAACCCTTTGAGTTCCACAGATCCTCCCTCTTCGTCATCCGCCCCAATGTACTTTATAATCCCTGTTTTCCTGGCGTCATTGTCAAGCATGATGATATTCCCGTCTTGAAATAACCGGTCATACATAACAGAAGAATGAATTTCAAAATCTCCATAACTTTTCCATTTGCTGACATGGATCAGGGCCGTGTAGTCTGTGATCTCCCCGATAAAATTGATATCAGGGTCAAAAAACCGAATATTTATCCGCTTATCCATATGGCTCCTGTCACCGCCCCTCCAGGCTCCGTAGCCTGTGCAAAAATATTACGCCAGCCGGTTCCCTGCACGTTTTTAAACCACGCCTGGAACTGCCTATCAAATTCTTCTACCATTTCTTTGTATCCGGCCAAATTCTTCGGTCTGATTTCTCCGCATACTGAGGTGTTGAATCTCTCGTCAGTTATGGATATCTGACCGGTCACAGGGACATCAATACGATACAGGGATAGTTCATATCGTGACGCATCTCTCGTGAGCGCAGGTACTGTGGGTGTACTGCCGGCAGTACCTGCTTTGAGCACGGCCTGTATTGTCTTGCTCTCATAATCCAAACGCAACACAAGACGATAAATCACTTTATAGGTGCTATTACGAGTGATCGGTATGGTCTTGTTGCTGTCGTTGTAATAAAAAAAGCCCTGCATAATTGCAAAACCGGGCGTTAAAATCACTGATTCGCCGCTTAGTGAGGCTGACAAAGTAAGGCTGCCGTTACTCCCTCTACTTAAGCCATCCTCATATATATTTTTGAAATACCGGTTGAACTCGTCCTGTCCGTACTCGGTATCTCCATTAAAAAAACCATAGCTTTCCATGTATTCCTCCTATACTCCCAGATACCTTTTTTTGTACCGGATTATGACACTTTGCGGATTCAAGTCGTTCTGGGTACTGTACTGTAGCAAGTTGTCCCCCAACTGCAGGGAGAAGAAGGTTGAACCCAGGTCGATATAATCAAACGCATCCTCCCGGATACCGTTTCTCTCAATCTCCACAATCTTATTCCGGAATGCAGTGTTGATAAACAGTACGTCATCACTGGTAAGGGTCCGGTTTACCTGAACATATTCTCCCGTGGTCAGGTTTGTCACTCTGGGATTCTCTGCAGGCCCGTGAAATTCCACCTCTATGGGCGTTTCTACATGTCCATCGTTTACAATATTCACCCTGGGATCTCCGCGTCGTTTCATGTGAAATGGGAGCTTGAATTTCCATTTCCATCCATCCACCCACGTGCTGATTGCTTCCATTAAATGATATGGAGTCTGGAAATCTGGATCTACGCAGACAAGTTCAAGCAGGCAGGAAATGGGTTCAAACACATTCTGGCTGCTGAATTTCAGCTTTTGGACTTCATACTCTATGGCTCTCTCTGTTCCCATAAAATTAACAGTTAGGTTCCCGCTGCTATAGGGGGAGAAAAAGCCTATCAGTTTTTGCCTTACTTCTGGGATGTCTTCATATCCGAGATAGTCAAATTCTATGGCTATCGGTCTTTTGAGTATTTTCATCCGTCTTTTACGTTCTCCCGCATAACCAACGTT